AAACAAGCTCTTACCTTCATCGAAAAACGGAATAACAACTCTAGGATCTTCTTCTTTCAAGCCTTCCCATTTAGGCGATCCTGTTTCTTTGACAAACTGTTTAAAGTCTGGTGCAAAATATAAACTCTTATAGTGATGAGAAGGGATAGATCTAGAAGCAACGTATTTCTTGACCCAGTGATCGCCGTGTAATTCTTCGATAGATTCTAGATTAATCTTGACTTTGGAAGTGAACTTTGGTTCGGAAAATAGAATAGGCTTCTTGTAATTATGATGCCCTGTTTCTCCGTTCAGGAACCGCTCCTTGATATATTCTTTATGGAGACTCGGATCTATACTAGCAACAAACTTAGAAAACGTCGTGCCGTATTGACAATTATGACATCTATAATAGAGGTCGTTCCCCTTCTTGTAAACGTATCCTCTGGCTTTAGACTTCTTCTTCTCGCTATCGCCACAAGAAGGACATCGGAAGTTCCATAGAGCCTCCCCCTTTTTCTTGAAAAGAGGGAGGTTCGAGGAAATCAAATTCAAATACTTCACATCGATGTAGAGACTCATTATTACTATTATACTACCTTTTTTGATTAAAGTAAAGGGCTTGACTTTTATCTCCGAATACGTTACAATAAGTATGTACCAACGAAATAATATATTAACTAGTAGCTATAGGAACTCTATAGAACATATGAGCACCTATCCTTCCCACCTTTACTAATCTCTTAGACCATTTCGGTTTAATCTTTGGCTCATGAAAGAACAACGCTCCTCCTGTATTATCCCAAATCAAACCAATATAAACATACGTCGCGAGGTTCTCGCAGTCTTTCCAAGACTTCTTATCGTTAATAATTGTCTTAGAAGAAGACCAAGAGAACTGGCCTTTATCATAGACGGTTTCGCAAATCGACTTATAGTTCCAGTGATTGAGACGATTCATTACGACGTTGGCAACTGCGACTTGTCCTTCGAACGAGTCTCCTCGTGATTCGAAGTATATGGCTTTTGCCAGGCAAGTAATTTCTTTTTTTTCTTCTTTAGTTGCTGTCATACATAGAGTAATAGTAGCGGTTCCTAAGAATAAAAAAAGAAGTTTTGATATTGTCATCTAGACTCCTATAAATAAGTTGAGCGTATACTACTATTATAATATATATACAATCAGAAGTCAAGACGAGGCGAGAATATGAAATTCCGAATTGGACAATTGAAGGCGGCAGAATCTACGTTAGTTCTTCTTACTAAGGAGGCTCTGCCTATTACAACGGCGTTTAAGTTGGCCAGGTTCCTGAGAGCTGCAGCAACTGAGCTTTCTATTTTAGAAGAATCCAGGATTAATCTTGTTCGTAAATATGGGAGTTCAACAGATCCAGGAAAAGAAGTAACGGTTCCTGAGGATAAAGTTCCACAATTTATCGACGATTATAACGAGCTTCTTTCTGTAGAATGCGAGTTAGAATTCGAGAAAATTAAGCTATCAGAAGTACCAGAAACCTTTAAAATCACACCAGAACAGGCGCTGACACTAGACCCATTTATCGAGCTCTAACTCCCCTAAGTTGGTCGTGCCAGTTATATAAATAGAATATATGGCACGACCAACTAATAAAAACGAACTCGCCGACTACTGCCTAAAGCGATTAGGCTTTCCAGTTATCGATATTAACGTGGATGCTGAACAGGTGTTGGATCGCATCGACGATGCGCTAGACAAGTTCTTCGAATACCATTTCGATGGAGTCGAAGAGAAGTACCTGGTCGTTCAGATTCAGGACTCAGACGTGGCGCAGGGGTATATCGAATTCAACGATTCCATCTTCTCTGTGGTAAGAATCTACCCGTTATTAGCTTCGACGTTCTTATCCGGACCCGATCTTTTCTCGGCACAGTATCAGTTCTTCCTTAAAGATTTCTATGTTTCCCCAGGCGTTGCGACAGGCAATATTCAATACTACGACGCTCTGAGAGCATATACAGAAACAATCCAGCAGCAGCTTTCTCCAGTTAAATCCTTCCACTTTAACAGAAAAACTAATCGTGTTTATTTCTCTGAGTCCCTGACTACTATACAGAGAAAAGCTCCTAGGCTCATGTTCAAAGTATATACTAAGTTGGATATTGAACAATTCAGCGAAGTCTGGGACGATCAGTTTATTAAAGCATATGCCACAGCTCTCATTAAGAAGCAGTGGGGGTCTAACCTGAAGAAGTACGGAAACGTAACGCTTCCAGGTGGAATCACTCTCAACGGCGAATCTATATACGGAGAAGCGCAAGACGAAATTACAAACTTAGAACAGATGTTGTATAATGACCTGCAGTTGCCCTACGACTTCATTATGGGCTAATCGGAGATACAATGCCAACAAACCATTATTTCCAAGCTGGTCGAGGAATGGGAACGCGGTCCGAACAGGATCTCCTACAACAACTCACAAATGAATGCATCAAGATTGTTGGTGCCGACTTCGTCTATATTCCGAGAGAGATTGTAAAGCTAGACGAGCTATATCACGAAGATACACTATCTAAGTTTACTCGTAACTATTCAATCGAAATGTATATCGAGAACTACGATGCGTTCTTCGGGATCGGTCCTCAAATTACTAACTTCGGTTTTCAGCTCAATTATCAACTACGTTTAATTTGTTCTAGAGAACGGTTCTCTCAAACCATGGGGACTTCTATTCCAATAGAAGGCGATTTGATTTATTATCCTTCTTCTAGAGGATTGTTCGAAATCAAATTCATAGAAGATAAGGCTCCGTTGTATCCATTGGGTTCTAGACAATACTTTGTTCTTGCGTGCGAATCGTTCAAATACAGCAATGAAAACATCGATTCTGGTACAGAGGCAGACGAAGCTCAAACAAACTATAAGAACACCGGAGAAATTATCAAAGATCCGTTCGCTAAGAACGACGAGATACAGGACATCGCCGATACTGGAACAGACTTCAGCGAAGATAACCCGTTCGGTAAACTCTAATGACAAACAGACCATTTTACTTTGCTACAATTAGAAACTTGACTGCTGCGTTTGGTTCTCTGTTCAATGATGTATATGTTCAAAGGAATAAATCTGATGGATCGTTAGATTCCTGTATTAAAGTTCCGTTGGCATATGCTCCGGCAGATAAAACAGTTGTTATGTTGCAACAGAGAAATCCTGTGCAACAAAATAACGGGTTAGATTTGAAGGTCGTTCTTCCTAGGATGGCGTTCGAATTGACAGGGATGGCATACGATTCAACTAGAAAGACCCAGACCATCAACAAAACTGTCTACGTGCCGCCTTCCGACATATCGTTTAATGCGGCCACTGACGTTAACTTGACAACAAACGTATTTACTAAATCGAATCATGGCTTACTGACTGGCAGAAAAGTTATTTATGATAGAAACGCAGGGACTGCGATTGGAGGAATGACGGACGGGAATTATTATTATATTGTAAAAATAGATAATAATACGTTTACGTTGTCTTCTTCTTCTGATATTGAATGTAGTGGCGTAGGTACTCCTGTTGATATTACTTCCCTTGGGACAGGGACTCAATTGTTCAAAGTACCGTATGCCTCTCAATATAACCCTGTACCATATACTTTTGAGTATTCTCTATATGTGTTCGTTAAATATATAGACGATGGATTGCAGATTATAGAGCAAATCCTCCCGTATTTTACTCCGTTCTATACTGTAACCTTGAACGACATTAAGGCATATGGTGTTCAACGCGACGTTCCTATTTCTATTACATCCATTACTTCTGAAGATCAATATCAAGGAGACGTGGCAGATGATAGGATAATTACTTGGACGTTGACTTTCTCTGCGAACGGATGGGTGTATCCTCCTGTTAAAGACGCGGCTGGTGTTATTAAGACCGCTGACGTTAATTTTCTCGAGTTGGATCTAGATCAAAAACTCACTACAGTTACAGTAGAAGTGGACCCATTAACAGCCGATAGAGACGATGAATATACTATCAAGACTACAATCACCGACTGGTAACAAAGGATATAAATAACAATATGCCAGCAGGATATACCCATCTAACAATAGAACAAGGCGCGACTTTCAGTCAACAATTAGAATTAACAGACTCCACAAACACACCTATTGATTTAACAGATTACGTTGGTACTTGTAAAATAAGAAAATCATATTATTCTGATATTGACGTATATCCGTTGACGGTGACTATTCCTTCTCCTGAATCGGATGGTAAAATTATATTGTCTTCTACATCGAGCAACACCACTTTAATGACTCCTGGTAGGTATGTATTCGATGTGGAGATTACAAGCGGTTCCACGATCACCCGAATTCTAGAAGGGATAGCCGAAGTTAGACCAAACGCTACTAGATAACCATGTCTGATAATATCAAAGTAACAGTAAATCCTTCTAATGTCGTCAGGGTAAATCAAGGAGGAGTCCAAGGACCCAGAGGATATTCTGGGTCCACTGGCCCGCAAGGGTATCGAGGAGCAACAGGGCTTGTTGGTGCGTCTGGATTTATTGGTAGAGACGGATATACTGGGTCCACTGGCCCGCAAGGGTATCAAGGAGCAACAGGGCTTGTTGGTGCGTCTGGATTTATTGGTAGAGACGGATATACTGGGTCGACAGGATTCACTGGATCTACGGGCGCACCAGGTGTTGGTGGAGCCATTTCATACTACGGCGCATTCTACGACGAAACTACACAAACAAACGTAGCAGGAGCAGCAGGATTTAATTCATTCGTTTATAATTATACATATGAAGCTAACGGTGTTTCTGTCGACCCGACAGATAAATCCAAAGTAATAATTCCAGCAGCTGGAACATATAATATCCAATTCAGCGCCGTCTTTAATAAATCGAGCTCAAATCCCGCCGACGTGGATGTTTGGTTAAGAAAGAACGGTTCGAACCTAACTGATTCCAATACTATCTTTACTGTTTCCGGGCAAAGCAGTCAAATTGCTGCGTGGAATTATGTGGCAACCTTTGCAGCAAACGATAACTTCCAACTTTTATGGCACTCGAACAGCGCCGCTGTTAGTGTTTCTTTCACAGCACCACAATCAAACCCGACCATACCTTCTACGCCCAGCGTAATCATAACAGTAACTCAGTTAACTTATCTAACTCCGGGTGCAACTGGATTCACTGGCGCTACTGGTTTCGTTGGTTCGACTGGATTCATCGGTGCGACTGGGCAATTTGGAGCAACTGGTTTAAAAGGCGCGACAGGGTTTGCTGGTTCGACTGGTTTCATAGGTGCGACAGGCCAATTCGGAGCAACTGGTTTCACTGGTTCGACTGGTCAAGGCGCAACTGGTTTCACTGGTTCGACTGGTCAAGGCGCAACTGGATTCACTGGCGCCACTGGTCAAGGAGCAACAGGATTCATAGGCGCGACTGGCTTCGCTGGCGCGACTGGTTTCATAGGCGCGACAGGCCAATTTGGCGCTACTGGTTTCACTGGTTCGACTGGTTTCGCTGGAGCAACTGGTCAAGGAGCAACTGGTTTCACTGGCGCGA